TATTACCAACAGGTTTAACGACAAATCATAGCGGAACAACTTACAAATTTATTGCTAAAAATACAAAAAATACTAATTTAGATAAATTTTTAATGATTTTTTCTAAAAATTCACCTATTTTTGCAACAAATGTTAAAACAGAATACAATGGTAGTTATTTTTTACCACTAGAAGCCATGGAAAGTGCTGAGATGATTTGGGATGGTGTTGATTTTCTTGTAACAAATATAAATAAACAACCATATGTTGCTCTAAATGCTAAAGATTTTACACAATTAGGTGCTTCAGATCCGTTATTTAGTACCAATTATTTAGAACGAGACATTAATAATTTAATATAATTTATGAAACTAATTGAGACATTATTAAAAGAAAAATTTGATTTACAAATTGATGATGAATTATCATTTGATGATAAAAAAATAAATACGGTTAAGAAATTCTTAAACTATTGTTGTGATGAACTTAATTTAGATAACAAATTTACATGTAAAATTGTTTTTGATCGAGCATCTAATGGTATTAATACAACCGCATATTATGTTGATAAAGATAAATTGGTGGTTGTTTACGGTAAGAATAGAATGTTAGGTGATATTTTGAGAAGCATTGCACATGAATTAGTTCATCAAATGCAACATGAAGAGGGTAGAATAGAATATCCTGTACAAGATGTTGGTGGTGAAATTGAAGATGAAGCAAACGCTAAAGCTGGGTCAATAGTTAAGTCATTTATTAAAAATGATGAGTATGGTAATAATTTATTTGAACAAAAATTAAATTAATTTCAATAAAGATTTGTGTATTAAAAAAATTTTTATTACTTTTGCATAAAATTTAAATAAAACAAATGAGTGATAAAAATAAAAAAAGTAGATTAGAGTTTCTTCGTGATATTTTTAACGATGATAACAAAAAAAACATTAAAAAAAACATCTACCCCGTAATTAAAAATTTAAATAACGAAGATGTTTATTATGACCAATATTTTGTTGATTTTTATCGTAGCGTTTTAATTAATACCGACATACCACATTTAAAATTAAAACAAGATGAGGTACCGTCATTGGATCTAATATTCGATTTTTTTATTTTTTGCGATCCATCACATAATAAAGAGTATGTTAACTGGTTTTTAAATCTTTATAGAAATATAATGAAAAATGTTAATGATAACATTAAATATAAAGATCCACAATTAGTAGAACCATTTCTTGATCATATTACTTTTTTTGAGGATATTTTTTCAAAAGTGACCGAATCTCTAGAAGTTTTTTCATTGTTGAAAAAAACAAACGTACTTAATGTTGAAAATCGAGATATAAATAAATTTAAAGAACTCAATGATTTTATTAATTTTGTTAAACCCTATATGGTTAATAACGATGTTAACGATAATGAAATTCACACACTAAGTTTTAAAGAACTTAAATATATACAAAATTTTACCGAAAAAAATAATCAACCAGGTCAAGCTGAATTAGTTTATGAGAATAATGAATGGGTTATTGTTGTTACCCACGACCGTGATGCTAATGTTGAGTTTGGTAGACATACGACATGGTGTACCGCTGGTACTAGATATGGTACTAGTATGTTTGATAGTTACAATAATAAAGGTAAATTATTTGTATTAATTAAAAAAGGTTTTGGTAGTGGTAAATTAATCGAAAAAAACCCAAATACAAGATTACAATTTCATTTTGAAGATAATATGTATATGGATGCTAAAGATAAACCTATAAATATAAATGATTTCTTTTATACAAATAAAGATATTAAAAATTATTTTAGGTCATACATTAGTAAAGTTGCAATACCTAAAAGAATGGGTAATAATACCAAACAAAAGGATATTATAAAATATTTGTTAAATTTAGGTTTTGGTGATCAAATTATTAATATGATGATAGAATCAAAACCAGCTAATGTTGATTTTAGTGGTTATAAAATTGAAGATGAATATTTGAACAATATTGGCGAAATAAGTAGTATTGAAGAATTAAACTTAAGTGACTGCTCAATTGAAAAATTACCTGAATCAATATCAAAACTAACAAAGTTAAAAAAGTTAAAAATTAGAAATAATAAATTATTAACTGAAATACCAGAATGGATAAATAATTTAAAATCACTTGAATTATTAGACTGTGCTGGTTGTAATATAAAAAAAATAGGTAATATTGATAATTGTAAAAAACTAACAGAACTTGTCTTAGATTTTAATAGCAATTTAAGTAAATTACCTAATTTAAGTGGGTTAAAAAAATTATCTAGATTAACCGCCTCATCATGTAATTTAAAGAATATCTGTGATGATATTTTAGATTGTCAAGAATTGTTTATATTAGATGTTCATAATAATTTAAAATTAGATACAATACCAGTTGAATTAAGTAGATTACCTAACATAGTTGCGATTTGTATTGATGATACTAATATATCAACTCAAACCAAAAAAATAATGGAAAAAAACTCCAACGGTGATGTGTGTATAATAAAATATGGTGATTAATAAAAAAATATTTTTTTAAAGTATAATTAGTTTTTTTTAACTATTTATTAGTAAAGTTTATTGAATCGATGAAAAAAGCCGATATATTTAGAACAGAAATTTTGAGCGCCTTAATAAATGAGGGGATTCAATTAAACAATAGAATTAATTTTAAAGTACAAAGTGGTAAAGGTTATTATAATGAGATTTTAACACTAAATGAAATCCTAGATGTTACCGAAAATTTTACCACATGTGATTCATTAACTGAATTTTTAAATGAATTTGTTTATGATAGACTAACACCAATTATAGAGTCAAATGGATATCGAATTGATGAGGAAAAATTGGACTTATCCTCAACAGATTTTTATGATGGTTATGAAATAAATCTACCAGTTTTAAGAGAAAATTATAACCCATTATTAGAGTTATTTAATGAAATCGATCAAGAACTTAATCCGCAACAAGATCCTTTAAAGAATAAAGCATCAAATACACCAATTAACAAAGAACCAGGATTAACAAAAACACCAAATATACCAATAGCTGCGAAAGTTGAAAAAACACAAAACCCAAGAAAAGTTGATTTGATTATAAAAAATACTTTCGAATCTAAATTTAATGATTATAGATTAAAGAGTGATGTTGGTTATTGGACACCAGTTAAAACATTAAAAGATGATGGTAAATTATTAATAACATGGGAATCTAAAGAAGAACCAACTATATTAATAGAAACATTAATCTTTCCAAAAGATACGAATAAAATTACAATTAAAGTAACAAATAGACAAGGTAAGGTTTTTTTGAATAGCTTTTTCGAAATATATCGCATCCCAACTGATGATTTTTCTGCTGAAAAATTCTTTAGAAAAACATTCATACCTTTATTAAAAAAATATATTGACACTAGCGTAATACAAATAGATCCGTTTAGAACTGAATTTGTATTTTGGAAAACAGATAACCCAAATTTTTCGTATTCATTTAGCACACCTAATAAAAATAAAATCATATTAGATTTGATAAGTTTTATTAGCACAGCTAAAAAACCAATACTTGATGACTTTTTTGAACAAAATAATTTAAAACATAAACAAGGTTATTTACAAACATTATTAGATTCAGCTGAAGCTGCGGGTATTTTTAGATTTAAACGTGAAGGTAATGAAATTCTAATATTGAGAGGGCCTAATTATAAATCCTTTTTGGAGGGTAAAATAAGACGTGTAACTTCTTAATTAACTATGAAAAAGTTAAACAATTTATTCGATTTTTTATTAATGTTATCACCAATCATTTTTTTCATCGAAGGTGGTATTGAAAAATACTTAATAGTTTTTTATTTTATTTACCTACCATCATTAATTTTAACCTATAAGAAAAAAAAATTAATTAAAGGTTGACTATTAAATTATTTTTAGTTATCTTTGCATAAAAATTTTTATTATAGTAAATAAATTATATGGTAATATTAGGTGATATACATGGTAACTTTAATTTAATTGTTAATTTTTGTAGAAAAAACGAATCAAAACAACCTATAAATTTGATTCAATTAGGTGATTTTGGCGCTGGTTTTAGTCCTGATTTTTTGGATGATATGGAATATTTAAATGAACATTTATTTGAGTATAATGTAACTTTATATGTTATTCGAGGTAATCATGATAATCCTAAATTTTTTGACGGTAAACACAATTGGAGTAATTTAAAATTATTAAAGGATTATACTGTTTTAGATCTTGAAGGTAAAAAAATTTTACTAATTGGTGGTGCCACATCAATTGATAGAAACCATCGAACAGAAAATATTAGTTGGTGGTCTGATGAAATATTTCGCTTAGATATTAAAAAAATTAAAAAGTTAAAAAATATTGATATTGTGGTAACCCACACAACACCTAATTTTGCAAACCCAATTGGTTTAAATTCACTGGTATTACTTTTTGCTCAGGATGATTCAAATTTAATAAGTGATTTAACTTTTGAACGAAGTGAACTTAAAAGGTTATATGATATTTTATCCGAAAATAATGAAATAAAACATTGGTTTTATGGTCATTTTCATAGTACTAACACTGAAGAATACAATAACACAACATTTAATTTATTAGGTATTGATGAATTTTATAATTTAAATTAAAAAAAAACATATGGAAGAAAATAAAGAACAGCAACCATTAGGTACATTATTTGGTATTTTAGCATATAATGATCAACAAGAACTTGAACAATATATCCAAAGATTAGAGGGTGGTAGTGATAATGACATTATAATAACTGTAATGGCGGCAATTAGATATGCACAAGCTAGAGAAGCATATTCTGAAGAAGAAAATAATGTAATTAATATAGCATTATCAAAAATAACTGATCTTAGTAGAAAAAATAATCCTATAGAATCATAATTATTGTTTTGTTTAATATTTATTAATAAATAAACCATTAAATAATTAAACAACAAAACTATGACATTTAAAAATTGGGTTATTGATCTTTTTAAAGATGAAAGAGGATCAACTTCAGTTAAACCACTTATCGCATTTATTGGAGCATTATTTTTATGTGTTACTATGACACTTAATTCATTTTCACACGCTGATTTTGCACCATCTGATAATTTAGTTAATGCGGTATTGGTTATCACAGCGATCGGTATGGGTGCTGATACATTAGATAAGTTTTCACACAAAAAAACTGAAGGCGAGTAATCAACAAAAAATTTATTAAAAAATTAATTAAATCCAACTTTTGTTGGATTTTTTTTATGCATACTTGTTTTTTTAATTTTAATTGTTTAATATTGTAATAAATAAATCCGTAAGTATCATGGTTAGTACATATTATAATAAAATTAAAATTAAAATATAAATTATATGAGTACAACAATAGTAACAATAGTAATTAGCGTTATTGCAACGCTATTAATAATAAGCTTAAGTCTTATGACTTGGGTTATTGTTAACTTAAAACGCAGGGTCTCTAAATTAGAGGGTTTGAGTTTAGAATCAGCGAATCAATTCAATGAAATTTACAGAGAATTTGAAACCGTTGATCGAAATCATGATCAAAAAATAAAACAAGTTGAGAGTCAAGTTAAAATTGAAGTGGATGGTATTTACCAATCAATTAAAGATGTTGAAAATGACTTTGAAAAAAAATTAGATAAACGTTTTGAAAACGCGTATCAAAAAATTAAAAGATTAACAAATAATAAATAAAATAAAATAAATGAATGTAGTTAATCGTGATACTAATACGGTATTAGATATTGTTGATAGAGCAAAAAACTTTAACAACGAAACTTGTTGGCAATATGATATAAGAGTTAAGAATAGGGATTCTGATTTATTGGAATATAATTTAACTATTGAAGATGTCGCTGATTTAAAAATTTCAGACTTTACGTTTCACTTTATACCAAAAACAGATAAAGAAACAGCGGTTGAAATAAAAAAATTTATTGAAAAACATGAATGGTTAGGTAAAGTTAGTTTATACCCAACACATTACTTCATAGCTAAATATAAAAATATTATGGCTGGGGTGGTTATTATGGATATGCCAAATGCATTTTCAAAATTACTTGGTGATAAAACAAGAAAAATCGAAAGATTAATTTCCAGAGGTGCTTGTATTTCATGGTCACCAAAAAATTTAGCATCTGCCTTAATATCATTCTCAATGAAGTGGATGGTTAAGAATACAAATTATCGCGTATTTACGGCTTATTCTGACCCCGAAGCTAAAGAGTTGGGGACAATCTACCAAGCATGTAATTTTAATTATTTAGGGCAAAATTCTGGTGGTAGTAAACAATATAAAATTGAGAGTGGTAAGTGGGTTTCTGATCGTTATTTTAGAAGTAGGAGTGTTTATAAAAAAATCGCAATATTAAATGGTATTAATTGGAATGATGAGTGGGTTAATGGTGATAACGTACTATGGGATAAAATCGAGCCTGAAACAGCTAAATTAATTAAAGGATTTAGTAAAAATTACCAAAATTCCTGTGAAGTTAGAAATGTACCTAAAAAACATAAATATGTTTATATTTTAGGTGCTAATAAAAAAGAAACAAAAGAATTAAGACAAGAATTTGAAACATTAAACCCAAAATTAAAAAATTTAAAATATCCTAAAGAACGTGGTGCAAAATAAATTAAAAACATTTCTGATTTTAACATTAAATAAAGTAATAATGTTATTATCCAAAATTATCAAAAAAATAAATAAGGATGGTATTGATTTAAATACTGATAGTACAGTAAATGAGTTAGTAAAAATACAATCGGAGATATCAATAAAAAGAGCTGAAATTATTGAAATGCAAAGAGATTTAATGCAAATGGTTGAACCAGTTGTGTTAAACCTTAAAAATATACCAGGTGACTCTGAAGATAAAACACACATTATTAGAACTTGGTTACGAGGGTTATCAAATATAAACATCTTAATTGATTCACATGAAGAAATGGTGATTAAATTTGAGAATCTTTACAATAAAATGGACACTAATTTAAAAAATAAAATATAATATGAATTTTAAAGAATTAACAAGCGAACAAATCGATAAAGCTAGGAATATATATTTAAATAAAGAAATCAGTTGGGATGACCGAATGAAACAATTAATGGATTTATTTGGTAAATCCGAAAGAACAGTTAGAAAATGGTGTTCAGAGAAATTAGGATTTAAAGAAAAAGTTGATATTGTTTCAGAACAATATGAGATGGCAAAAAAAAGAAAATTAGATAAAGATAAAGATCGTTTTATTATTACATGGGCACAAAATAATACACCAATACACGAACGATTTTTTGAGAATATTAAAGCATATGCTCAAGTCATCGATGCTGATATACATGTGATAGCTGGTAGATATAAAAACCCAACATCAGTATTTAGTGATGAACAAGAGGAACATTGGGATAAAAGAGTTGTTGAATATTTGGATGCTAATAGACACGATGTACATAAATACTTATCAATCATGTCTGATATTAAAATACAACCAACAGCAACGAACCCAATGAGTGGTTTACAAGGTGTTAGTGGTATTAATTCATGTGTCTTTGGTGCACCAAAGGTTCAATTAGAGATGATCCCAGTACTTGAAGGTAATAAACCAAAAGCTATGGTTACAACTGGATCAGTAACAAAAAAGAATTATACTGATTCAAAATCAGGTAAAAAGGGTGAATTTCACCATACATATGGTTTTACTATTATTGAAATAAAAGATGATGAAACATTTTATTTTAGACAAGTAACGGCTGATGATAAAAATGGTTCTTTCTGTGATTTATATTATAAAGTCGATAATGGCGTTGTTAGTAAAGTAAGTGAAATTGAGGCTATTGTTTTTGGTGATATGCATTATGGTAATCATGACCAGGGCGTGATTGATGCCACCCATGAAATGTTGGTTGATATCAAACCAAATCATGTTATTTTACATGATGTATTTGATGGTATGTCAATAAATCACCACGAAATGAACGATCCATTCGTTCAATATGCTAAAGAAATGAATGGTACCAATGACCTTGGTAAAGAATTAGATATTATGATGGTAGGTTTAACGGCTTTTAGTAATTATAAAAATGTTGTTATTGTTAGAAGTAATCATGATGATTTTTTGGATAGATGGTTAAAGAATGGTGATTGGAAGAAACAACCAACATATAAAAATTCCAGACTTTATATGAAATTATCTGATTTATTATTGGAACAATACGAAAAAACACCACATAAAGTAAAAGGAGTAATACCAGCATTAATAAATGAAAAATTCCCTAAATTCATAACATTAGGTAGAAGTGATTCATATCGTGTTAAAAACTGGGAATTGGGTCAACATGGTGATTATGGTACAAATGGTAGTCGAGGTTCACTAAATCAATTTAGAAATTTGAACACCAAAATTATCGTTGGACACTACCACACACCAGGTAGAAAAGATGGTGCATTAGCTGTCGGCACATCAACCAAACTAAGAATGGGTTATAATAGTGGAGCGAGTTCATGGTTACAATCACACGTTATTATACATAAAGATGGTAGAGCACAGCATATTAATTTTGTTAAAGACTCAAACAATAAAATGGGTTTTACAACATTTGAATATTAAATTTAATTGAGATGAGAGTATTTAAAAATAAAGAAGGTAAAAAAATAGAAGATATATTAGAATATGTAAAAAATTGGATATCAATACACCAAGATAGTGAAATTTACATAGGTTGTGATTCACAAGAAATAAATGGTAAAACAAACTACGTAACCACAATATGTATGTATGAGATTGGTAAAGGTGCCCATGTTATATATAATAAAGAACAAGAACCAAAATCAAATAGTATGCATAGTAGATTGTGGTTAGAAGTGGAGAAAGCTATTGAGATTGCTGAGATGATCAAAGATATTGATAAAAAAATAACATTACATATTGATTATAATTCAAAACAATCAGGTAAATCAAATCAGTTATATGAAGCTGGTATCGGTTATGTTAAATCAATGGGTTATGATGCGGTTGGGAAACCAAACGCATGGGCTGCGTCAACAGCTGCTGATAATTTTTGTAGATAAAAATGGAAAGAATAATAATTAATGTTGATTTAGATGATTATTTAAAATGTGTTCAATTTGCACATGACTCTATTGAAACAAATTTAGATGAATATTCTAGAAGAAATCAAAATAGAGTTCATAAAATCCTTAATGATATTATTATTGGTAAAGTTGCTGAATTTGGTGTGTATAAATATTTAAATCAAAAACACAAATTAGAAGAACCAGATCTAAAAATTTATGATAAAAACAATAAATCTTTTGATGCTGATTTAAAAATAGTTGGTTATGATATTCATGTTAAATCACAATCAATTGAACAAGCCGAA